CCCGAGTAAGCCTGATCCGGCGTTCGGGCGGGCGCGGAAAATGATGCGGGAAGCGGTGAAGGCGCGCGATGGGCAGCGTTGACCCGACGTTGCTTGCCAAGATTTCGGCCGACCGGGCGCTGGGGAGCGCTCTGCTTTTCTCGCATCGGCATCCGCAGGAGTCGCCGGCGTTCCACGTCGAAATGATTGACCTGTGGCGGGCGCAGGATGAATTTGTGTTGATCGAGGCGTTTCGCGAAGGCGCGAAAACGACCCTTGCCGAAGAGTTCCTGACGATGGAGGGCTGCTTCGGGAATTTCTTCTACTGGCTTTTGATCGGCGAGACCTACGAGAAGGCGTGTAACCGCCTCGGGGAGATTGACCGCGAGTGCCGAACGAACGTTCGGCTGCATCATCTGTTCGGCGGGCTCGTGCTGGCGCGGAAGTCGAACGAGAACAAAATCTGGTTCAAGAGCGGGGCGATGCTGGAGGCAGTGGGCTGGGACCAGGAGTTGCAGTCGTTCAAGGCGCAGGCGCACCGGCCGGGCGGAGCCTACCTCGACGACATCGAGAACAAGGAGCGGGTGCGCGACAAGGCTGCGGTCGACGAGAACATGCGGAAATTCTGGCTGGAGCTGGTGCCGGCCTTGGATAAAACGCGGCGAAGAATCCGGTTTGCGCAGACCCGGCGGGCGGAAGACTGCATGGTGGTGCGCTTCTCCACCAATCCCGAGTGGGTATATCGGGGGTATCCGATCTGCGACCGCGACCCCGATGATCCCGAAGCGGTAAGCCTGTGGCCGCAGCGCTACCCGATCGCCTGGATACGGGCCGAGAAGCGGCGCTATGAGTCGGCGGGGATGCTCTCGGAGTTTCTGCAAAGCTACATGCTCCAGGCAACGAATCCCGCCGAGAAGCCCTTTACCGACGACATGCTGCGCACCATCGAAGTGTCGCCCTATCACTGGATGCCGCGCTATGCCATTTACGATCCGGGGCGCACCACGCACGAGAAGCGCACGCGCGACTACGACCAGTCCGACCGCTACGGCAAGGTCGTTGTCTCCAGGCTTGGCAGCAAGATCCTCGTCCATGAGTCGAAGGCCGCGCATTGGAAGCCAAGCGAGCTGATCGACGACATGTTCGCGGTGCAGGACAAGCACTCGCCGGCCAAGATCGGGGTGGAAAAGAATTCGCTCGATGACTGGATCATGCAGCCGATCAGGATCGAGATGATGAAGCGCGGGGTGGCGCTGCCGCTCCAGGCGTTGCAGGCGCCGCAGGACCGTAATAAGAACGAGTTCATCCTGGGCTTGCAGCCGTTCGCGCAGGCCAACGACATCGTTCTGGTGGGCGGCCGGGGGATGCACCCCGAGCTTTGCGCCGAGTGGGCCAACTTTCCGAGCGGGAGCCGTGACGTGATGAATGCGTTGGCGTATGCTTTGCGCATGTTCTCCGGTTCGCCTGTTTACGAGGATTTCTCCGCTGCGAACATTGCCGAGGCGCCAGAGCCGAAGCTGGGGGAGGAGATCTATGTTGCGTTCAACGCATCTCCGTCGGAAGTGGTGGCTGTCGCGGTCATCAGGGAAGGCCGGCGGCTTTGCGTCGCTGGCGACTTCGCGGTATCGGGGGCTGTCAACGATGCGGTCAAAACGGTTGCTTTCGAGGTTCGCGCGAGCTTCCCGCGCGCCAATTTCCAGTGCTGGGTACCCGCCGAGGTCTACGACCAAGGGAGCCGCATACCGCTTGTCTCTGCCCTTAGAAATTCCAGTATCACCGCGTACCGAGCGGAGCACTCCGCGATTGCGCGTGGTTGCCTCTCCGATCGCATCAGGACCACCTGGCGAAATCAACGGCTACTTACGGTCGACAAACGCGCTCGAACGACTCTGAACGCGCTCGCGGCCGGGTACGCGCTGCCGGTTCAACGCGGCGGGCGGATGGCGGCGGAACCCGAGCCCGGACTGTCGCGGTTGGCCGCCGAAGCCCTCGAATCCTTGACTTCTGTTTTGGACAAGAGCATAAATGCCGGTGATGCAATGCTGCCGAAAGGCGCAAACATCGCGCACACCCCCGGCGGGGCGGCGTTTGTGACGGCACATCCGACGAGACGATAGGAGAAACGCAATGGGCATCGCAAGAGAACATCCAGGCAAGAAGGCGCCTTCTCAGTCGCCCACCGACTTCTACAAAGGCCAGCAGCGCGGGGGCACCAAGCCTACCGCCCAACGAGTCGGCGACAAGCTGACCGGCGGGCCGCAGCGCGAGCAGGTTTACGGGAGAAAGAATCTTTCCAAGCAGTAAGCCCCCTTCGCTTTGAGGCTGCACCGTGATTATCGAGAAAATCGTTACCCTGGTCGCGACAACCGAGACCGTTTCGGGTACTTTTGATCTGGATTTCTCCAGCAGCGACGAGCAAGCGCGTTTGGCGCTGCGAATCTCGACCGGCGACCCGGTAATCATCGGCAAATTCAAGCTGGGCGAGCAGTACGAAGTGCGTTTTCGCAAGGAAGGTGACTGACCCATGAAAAAATCCAGCAAGAAAAAGTCCGTCAAGCTGACCGGCGCCGATCTCTTCAAGAAGGGTCCGAAGAAGCCCGGAGCGGATGTGAAGCCCTACGCCGCGCGGCCCGCAGCGCACGCACCCAAGCAGGCCGCGCAGGCCAAGCGGATGAAACGGTTGACCGGGGCGATGCTGTAGGCCAGTCATGGCCGCCGGATCAAAAAAAAAGAGCTGAAATCGACGCGCGTCGATAGCAAGGCGCCGCCGGGCACTCTCGAATCCGACAAGAAACCGAAGCGCGAAAACTGGGCATCGAAGCGCGACTCAGAGGCGTATCAGGAAGCCTCGAAGCTCTACAAGCTCGTCCAGAAAGCCTACGACAACCAGGAAGAGCGCGGCGGCGCGATCGAGGAATTCTGGAACATCTACAACGCGACGCCTGACGAGAACCTGCAGTACGTCGGCAATTCGCAATCTTACGTGCCCGCTGTCCGCGATTGCGTCAACGCCCGCGCGAAGCGCACGCTGAAGCAGCTCTTCCCCGTCAACCACAAGCACGTCGACGGCATCGCCTCGGACGGCAAGACGCCGTACACGCAGCTCTCGCTGCTGGAGCACTACATCCGCAAGCTCAAGCTCAAGTCCATCATCCGCTCGGACCTGGTTGCGGGCGATGTGACAGGCCAGTGGGGATTGTACGTCGACTGGACCAAATCGTACCGCCGGGTGACCGAGCTTATCCGCAGGAATCCGATCATCGGGCAGATCGACGGCGAGAACGTTGAAGACCTCGAGCTTGAAGACACGCTCTCCGAAGAAGAGGATACCGAAGATCGAGATGTGATCGAGGAAGGCCCCGAGGTCGTTGACTTCGCGACCGAAGACTTGGCGGTGGTGCCGCCCACCTGCAACGATCTGCAGCGCGCGAAGGTGGTTTCCATGCGGCTTCGCATGAGCGCCGAGAAAGTTCAGGAGATGGTCGACGAGGGCGTGTTTGTTCTGCCCGAGAAGACCGACATCGAGGGATTTTGCAACGGTGATGCGTCGCGCGAGAAGAAGTCTCCGCCGAAAAAGGCGACCGAGGACGCGGGGATCAAGACCGAGGGCACGGTCACCTACGCGCTCGTCTATGAAGCGTACGCCAAGCTCGACCTGGGCGGCGAGAGCAAGGAAGAGGCAATCATTTATTTCGGCGGCAAGGATCTGATTGTCGGCATCATCAAGAACCCGCTGTGGAGCGGCAAGCGGCAGATCATCTCCGAGCCGATCGATCGCATGAGCGGTTCGTTCTTCGGAAAATCCAAAATCGAGCCCGTCAAGTACCTGCAGTGGAACCTCGTTGATTCCTGGAACATGGGGCAGGATTCGGCGATGTACAGCCTGCTGCCGATCTTCACCGTCGACCCGTTGACGACCCCGCACTGGGCGCAGCTGACCATGGGGCTCGCCGCGATCTGGCCGGTCGCGCCTGGCAATGTCAATACGATCCAGATGCAGCAGCTCTGGAAGGAGGCGATGCAGCAGTGCGACGTGATCAAGCGGCAGATCTGGGAGAGCATGGACGTAAACGAAATCATGATGGGCAAGACCCCGGCGGGGCGCAAGAACAACGCGACGATGGGCGCTTTGCAGCAGGAGTCCCAGGTCAGCATTTCCGACAACGGCGAACGCTATGAGGAAGTGATGTTGAATCCGCTGGTCGAAATGCTCTTCGAGTTCGATCAGCAGTTTCGCACCACTTCGGTCATGATCCAGTCGCGCGGCGAAATCGGCGTCAAGGCTGCGGTCGAGTCGATTCCGGTCCAGCAATGGGGCGAGCGCTACTTCTTCAGTTGGGCGGGCACCGCCTTCATGCAGTCCATGCAGCGGATGCAGCAGATGATCGGCGCGATGAATGTCGTCAAGGGCGTGCCGCCGCAAATGCTCAACGGCCGGCGCTTCGACGCAACCCCGATTCTCGAAATCCTGATCGAAAATGTCTTCGGTCCCGAGGTCGCGCCGCGCGTCTTCATCGATACCCGCAACATGTTCACCATCGATGCGGACGTTGAAAACGAGATGCTGCACAACGGTTTCGAGGTCATGGTCCACGAGGCCGACCCAGACCCCGGGCATTTGCAATCCCACATGCGGGGCGCGGCGTTGACCGGAGACCCCGCCGGCAAGTTCAAGGTCCACATGGCGCTGCACATGCAGCAGCTCCAGAGGAAGCGCGAAATGATGATGGCGCAGGCCGAATCGATGCAAAAAGGCTTGCCGGGAGCGCCGGGAGGGGCGCCGCAACCGGGCGTTGCGGGCGCACCAAGGCCGGGAGCGCTACCCGCTCCGGGCGGACCAAGGCCCGCGCAGAATCCACCGGGCGCCATTCAGACCGACGACATGATGGGCGCACCAGGACGGGGGTAAGCCATGGCGAAGAAGCGAGCGAAGAAAGCGAAGTCCGAAGCACCGGGCGCAATGTGCTCTCTTGACGAAAACTGGCGAGCGCGAAATGATCTCGACACTCTCTCGCGGATGCAGGAAATCGTCAAAGACTCCGGGCGGTTTCGCGCCGCCAAGAGCGAAGCGAAGAGACAGCAGGAATCGCTTTCCCGTATCTCCCGACTCGAAGGCAAGAAGCTGTGAAGAACACGCCAAGGGCGGCTACCCAGCGCACGCCGATCATTGGCCCTTGGCCGGCGATGATGAGGCCGGGTACCCCTGGGATCTTGACTCCACCGCCGGCCGCCATCCTGGGAATTCCGGTGCGCCTTGACGTCGACTATGCGGGTTGCGCCGAGGCGCGCGGGCTCTTCTCTCCCCTGATCGTCGTTGGCGAGCGCTTTGTGATGCTTACCGAAGGCGAACAGCAGGCGGTTCTTTACCATGAGGCGCATCACGTCCGCGCCAATCACCGCCTGGTGCGGCTTCTCGTGCTGCCCTTTGTCGCGGTCGCCGGGTTGTTTCTCGTGATTCCGGGGCTGATTGCTGCGTGGCAGGAGACCGCTGCGGATAAATTTGCTGTTGCCGCAGGGTTCGGCGCAGAATTGAAGGCGTTTCTTGTGCGGGCGTCCGAATCGACGCCGATTTTCTACCCGACGCGAGATGAGCGGATTGAAGCAATCGACAAGCTCTTGAGGGAGGCTTCCCATGTCAGAGAAACCGAGTAACGCGCGAGGCGACGCGCCGGCCGCATACGATTCGGTCGCGTACGAAGCAAGCGCCATCATCAAGAGCGCACCGGGAAACCTCTACGGGTTCGCCGGCTACAATTCGAAGCTGACGCCGCAGTTCATCCAGGTTCACGACTCCGCGACGCTTCCCGCCGACGGCGCGATCCCGAAGGTCATTCTCACGGTTCCCGCAGTGTCAAACTTTTCCTGGAATTCCGGCGAATTCCCGAAGGCGTTCGCTAACGGGATTGTGATCTGCAATTCCTCGACGGGGCCGACCAAGACAATCGGCGCTGCGGATTGCTGGTTTAGCGTGCTTTCCCAGTAAGGGGGCGCCAATGATAGTTGAAACGACACCAGTACTCCAATACGTCTACGACTCCTCCGGCAACGCGGTGGGGCTGCAGGGGCCGAGTGGGGGTTCATT